CTCATTGACCGGCATACTTGCGGGCTCTATCAATGGCTGATAGGCGGAACGCGTATGACGGCACCACGGAATGCGTGGCATATACAACGCGGACGACTTCGGCAATGAGTGGTGCACGCCGATTGACCCGGATAGCGACGTCTACGCGGTACTATGCGGGAACTATTGCCCGTCCCATAGCGGACCGCCCATGGAACCTGAATACGCTTTCGGCGTAAACGTCCAACATCATCGCCGGTTGGGATGCAGTCCAAACTGCCCGACTTGCCGGTGGTATTGGGCGCCTATTGGTGCACGCGGACACCATCGCACGTTCCGGCCGTCAAGTGGTTGCACGCTATGCGTGGCCGACACGCCAAGGCGGCACGAGAAGCACAGTCATGGCGACACGCTTGCATGAGGACCGCCGCAACCAGGATGGCTGGCGTCGACCGTTTCCGCCTGCACCATGCGTACGGTGAGCCGGGCATCCGTGAGAATCTCGCCGCCAACGACTGAAAAGAGGCATCCTAGCCATGAGCGAAGCGAACCCGGACGGGGGTGGTCGGCTTCAGGCTCGCCGCAACATGACGATAACACCGTGTTCAAAGGCGAGCCGATTGAACACTCTCGCATGGTTTTCGGGCGTGTCGTGAGGCGCGCCCTGATATAATAAAACCAAAGAAATGAGGTAAAACAATGAAACCGTCGGAATACTTTCCCGATAGAGTCGAAACATACTTGACGTGTCTATCCGACAGGGCGCTCAACGCAGGAATCGACGTGGTAAGCGACATAATCGCGCTTGACACCGCGGCCCCATACACGCCCGAAGACTACCAGTATGCGCTTGAAGCATGGTTGCAAGGACGCCACGACGTATGGCAGAGCCGCATAGACGCGTATAAAACAAACCTTGCGGTCATAGCCGAACTCGCAATCCACGAACACACCCCCCACACCCAATGCGACTACGACGATATCGTCGAACGCGCATACAGACTCGCAATAGACGAAACGGCCATCGAAAACGAAATCGAAAGAAGGAGGAACAATGGCGGACGACAAACGGCATGACGTGCTAAGCCGAATCGCGGCAGTGCAACAGTCGGTGGAAGCCGTTAAACGCACCACCGAAGGATACGGGTACAAGTACGCCACGCTGAACGATATTTGGCAGCTAGTCAAGAACAGCATGATGGAACATGGCTTAGGCTGGACGGCCGTCTGCTCAAGCGAGATAGTCGGCGCCGACACGGATATTCCAACCGTCTACAACACGCTCACCATCGCAGTCTACGAGTCAACGCATGAGTTGGAGAACCTCATGGACATGGTGAAGCATGGCGAAGCGGTCAGCAGCAGCTACACGTATCCGGCAGCCACGGCCCAGCAAGTAGGCAGCTTCGAAACCTACTATCGGCGTTACGGGCTAATCCACCTGCTTGGACTCACAACAGTGATGGACGACGACGGCAAAACAGCCGCCCCCCGCCCCGCCCTCACGGAAGAATTCAACTAAAAACCGAAAGGAAAAACAATGGATATGATTGAAATCGAAGCGGTAGGCGAAATCCGATTCGTCCACATCAAAGACAAGTATCAGTCCGACGCGGCGAAACAGCGCGGAATCGAACCGAACTACCAGTTGCAGTTTGCTTTCCCGAAGAATGGCGACGTGCATAAGGAACTCGTCGCGTCCGCCAAACAGTTGGGCGTGCGCGCCAACGGTGACAGCCTGCGTTACAAGGACGGCGATTTAATCACCATCAAGGACGGCACCCAGCCGCAGCGTGGCAAGTGGCTCGTCAACCTATCGTCCAAGTGGAAGCCCAGCATCGTTGACCAAAACGCCAACGACGTCGAACTGGCCGAAGAGCCGGGAGATGGCACGCTCGCCAACGTCGCGTTCAAAATCGGAACCACGAAGGAAGGACGACTCACCTACTTCCTGACCGGCGTGCAGCTGCTGCGAGTCGAAAAGAACAACACCCCCGCCCCCCACAAGTTCGGCGTATACACGCAGCTGACCATCGACGATGAGCCGGAGTTCTAAAACGTGAACATCAGCCGCGAAGGCGCTTGGAGTGTCCCGCGGCTGGCTGTTCCCGCATATTTCAAAGGAGAACAAATGACGAAATTCCTAACCACCCCCCCCTCCAATAGTCGGGTAGACACCGTGTTCAACACGATGCTCAAACGCAATCTAGGCAAATGGGCCGAATACCGTTCATACGAGAAACGCACCACCGCGAACGCCACCGCCTACAATATCCGCAAACACATCACCGCATGGACGGAACCAAACGTCGAATACGCTGCGGTCACACGTCGCAAGCCGGACGGAACATACGCGGTATGGGTCAGCGCGGTACATATCAAGGAGGACACCAATGACGACATTGAATAACCGCAAGCCGGAACCATTGGAGTCGGCCATCCAGAAACATCTCATCAAAGTCCTGGAACAGCAAGGATGGTACGTTCAGAAAACGGAAGGACGCTCACGCAACGGATTTCCCGACGTGACCGCAGTCGACACGTTCGGCAACGTGTGGTTCATCGAACTGAAACGCACTGTGGGAAAGCCAAGCCCAGACCAGTGCCGCGAACTCAAAGCGCTCGCCGAACATAATGCGAACGTCATACTCCTGTACGGCATGAAAGCCGTTGACACGTTCCACAGGAACTGGGCTGACTTGACGCACCACCACATCCTTGTAGTCGATTCGGAAGGAAAAATGAGATGGACGGAAGAAATCTGACATACCGGGTCTTCCAAGACCGTGAAACATGGCTCAAAGCCCGCGAGGGAACGATAGGCGCGTCCAGTCTCGCGCATTTCATCGCCACCGGACAACTGCCATCCCCCCCGCCGGACATTCCGGCAGTACAGTCGGCATTGCGGTTCGGAAGCATTTGGGAGCCAATGCTCGTCAAACTGCATGCGGAAAACCTACAGCTCGCCATCGTCGCCAAGAACACTCCGGTAGACCGTTTGGAGAACGGACAGCTCGCATGGTATGACAACAGCTTCTACACGAACGGGCGCCTGCACGTCTCGCTTGATGCCGCATACCGTGACCATGGTGGACTCCTGCACACAGTCGAAGTGAAGACAGGAAGCAAACCATCCTACGCGTTCCTCACAACCGAACAGCGCAATCAATATTCGGCTCAAGCGCAGATAGAAGCCCGCATGATGGATACGGAGTATGCGGAAATCATCTACGCGCAACGCCCCCCGTCATGGGAGACGCTGGACGCCGAATACATCACCGAACGAATCAAGGAGACGCTTGACATCGCGATCATCCCCGACGTGATGGATGCGGGCGCGTTGGAAAAGTATGTGACGGAATACGAGCGTGCGGAACACCCCACGGACAATGGCGGACAACACCTGTTGGCCGAACTGTTGGAAGCGAAAGACCGGTACGACACGCTGAAGGAAAAACTCGCCACATGGCTGGGAGAACACCCCGGCGAACGAGTGGCATGCGCCGGACATGTCGCAAGACTGGCGGAAACCACGCGCACCACCACCGACTACAAAGCGTATTTCAGCCAGCATCCAGCCGACCTGACCCCATTCAGAAAAACATCGACGACCACCCGCCTCAGCGTGGTGAAGGAGAGCCTGTCCGTGCTTGGAACCCATTCCAGGGGGGCATGATGAAGAGTAGCGTATCCGAATGGCTTGACGGCGACGCTTGGGCTGATATCGAGGAGATGCGCCAGCCCAAGCCAATGCCGCCCGCCAGCAAAAAGAAGACCGTCACCCACTACGCCGACATGACATCCGAAAAGGCGGAGCATAAGCGGAAGCTGAAAAAGAAGTGGGTAAACGAGAACCACGAGAAGATGCTCGAATATTGGGTGCGATACCGTAAACAGCATCGTGAGGAAAGCAGAGACGCATGCCGCAAGTGGCAGGAGAAATTCAAGGCCGAACATGGCGTATGCTATCAGACTTGGCGCAGATGGCGTGAAACGCCGGAAGGACGCGAGCGCATAGCGGCGTGGGAAGCCGAGCACGGGAAGGAGAAACAGTGAGGGCTTTCATCTTCGACGAGGCCGGAACAGGCAAGACGAAACGCAGCATGGACTTGCTGGACGACGCGGAGCATATCCTCGTCATCTGTCCGGCAAGCGTCGTGAAGACCGCGTGGCTGCCGCAAATCAGCCAATGGTCGCACGGCAAGGCGTTGACCATCGAAGACTACCGGAAGGTTGGATGGCCGGAAGACTATCGTTTCCTCGTGGTGTCATACAATATGGCCGCAAAGCTGGGCGAAGTGCCGGACGGTTTCAGTCTCATCGTGGATGAAAGCCATATGGTGAAGAATCCTAGGAGTGGACGTTCCAAAGTCGTGAAAGGCATCAGCGACCTTGCCAAGGACGTGCTGATGCTGACCGGCACGCCCGCTCCGAAGGATTTGGAAGACCTGTACGGGCAGACCGTGGTCATGTATCCGCACGCCAATGACAGGATGGCCCTATTAGGCGATTCTTGGCGCACTCTAGGGGCTTTCAGGATGCGATACGGTAAACCATACACGATGAGCGTGCAAGGGCGTACAGTGGTCAAATACGCGTATTCTCGGCCCATGGTCGAAGAAGCATGCCAGCAGTTGCAGAAGCTCGTATTGGACATACGACGCGGAGGCAACCCGCTGCCGCAAGTCGAATGGCTCCAATCGCCGAAAACCGAACAGGAGGACATGGCGTTGGAACAGTGGACGAACACCCACCAACTGGCTGAAGACGTGTACGCGGCAAGCGCGAGCGCGGCAGCAGTCAAACTCGCCCAACTCGACGACGGCTTCGCCTACAAGACCGAAGACCGTGGAGAATCCTACTGGTTCGGCACGTCCAAAATCAAAACGGTATACGATGAAGCCAAGAGACGCGAAGACCAGACGCCACTGCTCGTATGGACGCGGTTCAAAGCGGTGAGAGACGAAATCTACCGTACTTGGACGCCATGCACGGATGCGAAGACATTCCTCGCCATGGACGCTCAAGAACGCGGAAAGTATCGGCTCATAGTCGCCAACCCGCAGTCAATGGGCACCGGCGTTGATGGCCTACAGCGTCTCATGAAAGACCAGATATGGCTCGACCTCCCATGGACATACGCCGACTGGGAGCAGGCCAACAGAAGACTGGTACGACGCGGCAGCCCCTATCAGGGACGGCAGCGCATACTCGTACCGGACACGCCATGGAACCGCAAGGTCATGGACGTGATAGAAGGAAGGAAAACCCTCGATGACATCATCAAGGAAAAACACCAAAGGCCCGAGTGACGACAACCATGTGGAAAGGAAGAACAATGACCAGTGACAACCGCAATGTGACGCGACTAACAGTAGGCCGCGAGGAGTGGCGGAAGATAGAATCCGAGGAGACAAACTTCATCCTCCGCGAAACCCAATCGCCATACGAGACCGTGGCCTTCGTATTCTCCGACGCCCCCACCGGAATTCACGTCGGCAACGCCATCATCATCTCGGAAACCCCGTTCGGTGAGGCCAGCCCCTGGACATGGAGCATGTTCGCCAAACTGACCGACATGACAGTGCAGGAACTCAAAGAACGGTTCCCAGCAGAAGCGAAAATGGAAAACCCATCCGCATGCGCAATGTACCTGTATGAAATCAAACCGATAAGCGACGAGGAACTGTTGCGGCGCCTTTGCGACAAGTAAGGAGAAAGAAAATGCTGAACGACATCACCATCGAACAGTACGTGGACCATCAAGACCTCATCCTGCCATACACGGAAAAACAGTTGAACCCCAACTCGTATGACGTGACCTTGCAGGACACCATCATCGTCTTCGCCAAAGATGCGAAAAACGGTTACGCGGACGGCGGCGACCACACGCTGCACGGCATCCACACCAAGCCCGTCAGAATCGACGGACACTACATGCTACAGCCCGGACAGTTCATACTAGGCGCCACCGTAGAGAAAATCAGCCTCCCGGACAACATGATGGCACGGTTCGACGGGAAAAGCAGCCTTGGCCGACTCGGACTCTGCACGCACGTTACCGCAGGATTCATCGACGCCGGATTCACCGGCACCATCACCGTCGAACTGAAGAACGAGAACAGTTTCCCCATCATGCTAAAGCCCGGCATGCGCATCGGCCAAGTCTCGTTCGAATACTTGAACGATGCCGCGGCGAAACCCTACCGCATGGTCGGCCACTATCAGCATCAGAACGCTCCACAGCCAGCGGTGGAGGTGTGATATGAAATCACCAAGACAATGCCTCGACTGCGGTCGAGACATGACATTAGAGGAATGGTATCCCGAAATGCTGTGCGAAACCTGCAAGCAGGAAATCGATTCGGCGTTGACGGACGAAGGATTGGAGTATCCCGATGAGTCTTATTAGAAAACTAGCCCACCTCGACCCGACGCTATGCAAGCATTGCCTAAAAAAACTCACCGCGAAAGAAATGTACCTGTTCAACAGATATTGTACGAAATGTTGGAGGTTGCGCGGTTGAACGAGAAAGGCGGATATGGAAATCCTGAAACTCATCATCTGCACCACCATCCTGCTTGGACTCGTCGCTGCCATAATGTTGGTTTGCGACGCATGGAGTGACCGCATCTTCATCACATATGTTGCCATAGCCGTCCTAGCGATAGTGGCTTGCATATGGTTGTATAACTAAAAAGCCCCCGCATGAACCGGGGGCTGGGGATAAACCAAAGGAGGGCTGCTGGAAAAACTTCCAACAGCCCTCATTGTATCACGGTCAACGACACATTGTCAAATACCAGTCGCTGCCGGAATCAGTGCCGATTGCGACATACCTCGGCTGCCCCGAAGAAGCGCCAACATAACGACCCCACAGGAAGCCGTCGGCATAAGCGCCCCAACCGTCCAACACGACCTTCTCGCCACGACTGTAACTGGCTACAACCTTTCCCTTCAACGACGGTTCGGTACGCACGTTCAACGCGTCCACCGCAACCTCATACGTGGTGGCAACCACGGTCGGAGACGGGTCAACCACCGGATTCACGCCAGCATACTTGTCCCAAGCGGCCTTATCGCCAGCGAAATAATCCAAATCAAGCGAACCGGCATAACCGCCGATATGCCCGTTGGACGTGTACTGACGCATCGGATACGCCACATACGACCAAATGGAATCGGCATCCTGCCAGCCGACCGCATCCATGGAAGCATAGCACGCCTCCCAAATACCACAATCATGCTTGGCGCAAATGTCCTTGATGAACGGGATTTCGGAACGCTGCGCATACACGAGCGGCTTCACGCCGGTCAGTCGAATATACTGGGATAGAAACTCGTCCAGATATGCGCGGTCGCCCCAAGCGGCGTTATCGGCAGCTTCCCAGTCAACGCACGGCACGAACTTGCCAAGATAACCCTTGGTGTTTCCGGCGAAGAAACACGCTTCCTCCGAAGCACCCACGCCACGAATGTAATGCATGTAGCCGACCGCCATGCCACGCTTGGCAGCGGCCTGAATCTTCGCATCCGCACCAGTCCACACGGACCCGACCAAACCATTGGCCGTCGTCAGTTCACCAGCACCCCAAGTACACTGGACCACCACGCCATCGGCGTCAATCTTGGAAACGTCAACGTCAGCCTTCCAATTGCTGATATCCACAAACCTCATTATTCAGAAACCTCCGTTTCATCGCCTGCAATATGCTTGCCCGTCACCAGACTCTTGGATGGAGTGGCGAGCGAAGCCGGACTGATGGCATCCGTCTTGCCAGAGGACGCCACACACGTCAACACGGACGCGACGGCTGCGACAAGCGCGATACCAGCCACGTTCAGCCAATCCACTTGGAACAGGCCGACACCGCCAACCACGCCAGCCGACAATGCCGCCTGACATGCGGTGCGGATTGCACGCTCTAACGTGTCAACCCAAAAATCCCTAGTGAACAATATTCTGCTCCTTACTGTTGTCGTTTGCCAACGGTTCTATTGTACTCCTCAGCCCGTCGGGAAGTCTTGGCTTCGGATACCGTTCCAGAAACTCGGGGTCGAGAACGTTGCAGAGTTCGCCCAGCCAATGTCCCATCGCCCGAATGTAGGAGGTTTTCAAATCGTCCTGATAGCGGAGCTGGTTGCGTTCCCGAATGAACTCGGCAAGCTTCTCGTCCTGCCGGTCGATTTCCCGCTGCATGTTCAATTGGGCTTCCGAGAGTCGCCTGTAGGCTTCGCTCAGGTCGCCGCGTCTGTTTTGCGCCCAAGTGACCGCTGCGACCACGATGGCGCACGATCCGGTCACTAGGGCGACGATGATGTCAGTGCTCATATGGCACTATTCTAGCCGATATTATATGTGAAAATGTGGGATACCATGCGACTTCCAGCACTGCCGCCAGCATACTCAACCTTGATGTTGCCGTCCGTAAGCAACCTGACCGCGGTCGGAAAATACGAATCTCTCGTAGCAGCATAACAGTTTTCTGTTACGGCAGGATAGAAGCTGGGATTGCTGACCCGCGCTATGGTGGCTTCGCTACCCCAGCCAGTCAGGTTCACCGAGGCAGTCGTTAGGTCGATATGCGCGGTGCCGCCGCTCGCCCACATGTGGGCGGCATGATTGCTCAAGTGGATGTCACTCCAAGGCATATTCCATCCACGCCACTTATCGCCTTTCCTGACATAATCGCAATTATCGGCCGCATTATGCAACAGCGTGCCGTCAGGCACGCCGGTCAGAGCGTCACGCTGGGCGGAAGTCTGCACCCGCAGCATATCACCCTTCACCGCGGCGCCAATATACGTCTGCGTGATGACAACGCCAGCGGCGGCCGTGTTCGACACGCCAGCCGGAACCAGCACTTGAGCCAAAGCCAAAGCACCATCCGGGACAGCCGGTGCGACCGGCACGGCGGCGGCCGTGCCCTTCATCACGCTGAACGCCGGAACGTCCGAACCATCCGACATTGGCGAACGCGTCTCATTCTGCTTCACATACACGATATCGATACGCGAGTTAGTGGACGGGGCCGCACTCAACGGCACGTTCACGTTTCCATCATTCTGGATAAGCAGCGCGCCATGACGGTTCAATACGGCGTTGAACGGATGCACCGTCACGCTCATGGAATTACTATTGCCGGTGACGAGATTGTCTTGCTGACGGTCGAGAATGCCAGCAATCGGCAGCATCGTGGTCTTATTGCAGACGAACAGGCCGCTCATGTCACGGCGCGCATCCATAAACGACGCCTTCCCGGACACTGCGAAGATACTATTCCTCAATGCCATTATCAATCTTTCCTTCCAACGTTTTCAAACGTTCCTCAAGCCGGTCGATACGGTCATGGGCGAGATGGGCCTCATGTATCGCCCACACGCCCAGCATCGGATAGTTAATGCCGCACGGCTCGTAATCATCATTATACTCGACGAACTGCCCCAAACCGTTGTCATCCAAGTCTTCGGCAATCATGCCGACATGGATTGTCGCGCTATCGCCGTTCAGATTCACATCATCGATGAAACGGTAGAGCGTCCAATCCACGGCGCGCATCTGCTCCAACGTGATGTCCGGCTTGAGGAAATCCTGTTTGACCTTGCGGCTGGACTGTGATGTGCCCATCGTGCCGTCAGACAACGCCCACACGGCACGCCATGGGCCGACCGTGAACAGGTTATTGTAGGCGTTCGTCGTATTCGTGCCACCATGGCCCGTAGACAATACGCCCCAATTCCACGTATTGCACTTCTGGTCGATGGTCGCACGGTCATACGAGTTTTTGTTGATGGATGCGGCCACCGTATTGTCAATGTTCGCGCTGATGTCCAACACTTTCTGAATCGCCTGAGTCAACTGCGAGCCTGACGGCTTCTCCAGTTCGCGTAGACGCCGACCATACTCGTTCAGGGTGGCTACGAGCTTGTTGGTCGCCTGAGCCGGATTCTTCACATCGAGCACATCCGTATCGTCGGCAGCCAACGGAGTGCCGTCCGCCGACTCGCCCTGATGCACTACGATTTCGGAAACCATTATTCCACCGTCACTTTCACACCGTCAAACACGTCACCAAGGGTGAACGTAATCCAATTCGAGCTTTCATCGGCTTTAATGCCGGTGATGCGCCGCGTATGCGCGCCATCCAAATAATACCAGTCGCCCTTCGTCGTGAACCTGATATAATCGCCGACCGTATAGTTGGCGAGCGTCTGGTTCACCGAATGCAGGTATCCGCGATGCACTTTCGCCTCAGTGGACGACACCGGCTGCCAGTAGACGGCGGCAGCCTCGTTCGCATACGCCTGAAGCGTGTCCCGCAATTTGACCGTCGAATGGCTCGAATCCACGCTCTCCCAAACCGGTGCGCCCGCTTTTTCCAGAATGTCCGTGTAGGCCGACACGACGAGCGTCTTATCGTCGGATTTGCCGGACGTGAACCATTGCAACGACGCGAGCTTGTCGCCATCATCCGTGGCGGACAAGGACGCGATGCCCGGCTGCAAGGCGGACGCACTGAAATAGTGGGTTTCGCCGCCAAGCAGCGGATGGCCGGTCTTCATATGCCACTCATACCCCAATCCGTCAGCCGTGCGCGTCGGGAAGAAGCCGATGTCGCAACCGTTCTGACGGTTCGTGATGTTCGTCAAAACCTCGCCGACGTAATTCAAATCGACCGCCTGATAGTTCGCCTCCGACGTGCCGACCTCCGCCGTCTCCAATACGACCGGCACGCTGCTGTGGGGCCAGCTCATCGCCTGTTCGACGAGATTGCGTGCAATCGTGTTCCATGTGACGTTCTTGTATGACGTGTCGTATTGAGGGTCTGGCGAACCGTCCGACTTTACGAGGCTTTTCCCCATCGCCTTCGCCGGAAGAATCGTCCTATGGTCGAAATACGTCCACATGCCGGACGCAACCAATGTGAGAATACCCGAATCGGCGTCATAGTCTCGGCGCAAGAGCACTCCGCCGACCGTCAGCCCATCATCCTCCGCGACCATGACGGTCTTGCCGATGGCCGCGGTGTTCCTCAAATCCAACAGTCGCGCATCGTTCGCAATATATTGGACGCGCGTGCCGTCCGTCGAAGCGTAGATGGGCACTTTGACGGTGAGCGAGTCAGTATCGTTCAGTCTCATCTCCCATTCGGCGGAAGTGTGCGGCAATGGGACGATGCGGCGTCCGGTCAGCAGGTCCGCGAGATAGATTTTCACCGCCAAGCCTCCTTCCATTCGACCGTCATCGTCGGCTCGCCCGACTGCACGCCCAATGGCGTGAACTGTATCGTCGCATCGCCCGAAGGACGGAACCAGTTCTCTTCGGTGAGGAACATGCTCAAATCAGACTGGTTCTGGAACAGCACACGCTCATTGTCGAAGTCGAACACCATCGTCTCGTCCGGGTTGATTTGACGGTGAAATTCGACCGCTTCGCCGGTTTCGACGCAGTGGACGCGCACGCCTTCGGACAGTCCGCCTCTGATTTTCACGACAAGATGCGTCGGCGCGAAACCGCTTCCGGTGATGGCGACACGTCCCGGATTGCCGACCTCGCCTTCCGTCAGCGGGTCGGTCAGCGGGTCGGTGACGCCTTCGCCGTCTGTCGGCACGCCGACCGTCTGCGAACGCAATGGCCCATACAGGTAGGGGGATGGCGCGAGCAGTCCAATCTGGAACGCGGCCCTGCCACGATACCGGTATTCGTCCACGGTCATCGACCTGAGTTCCGCATCGCACGATAATGCGACGCCAGCGCCCTTCCGCACGGTGACCGACACCAACCGTCCGGCCATGCCGCGAAGACGGCGCATCATCTCGTCCGTATCTTCGACCGTACTGGTCGCATAATATCCGTTGATGGTGATGGTGCGCCCATCATAGTATGTGGTGCCGGGAACGGCGTTGCCATCAGCCCTAGGCCAAGCATCCTGTTCGGTCTTGGCTGACGGCAAATCGTCGAAACCGCCCATGGACACCAGTGTGAACTCGTGTCCGGCGTCGCCGTAAAGCGTGATGTCACCCACGGTGACGGTTATCGTGCTCAAGGTCTGACACTTCCAATCATCTCATTGTTCAAAGCGTATCCGAATCGGCGAGCCACCAGCTCCACGTCGCTCAACGGGCTTGCCACCACATTGTCGATGTGGACGCCGCCAGCATACCGCTGGTCGCCAGCCGACACCATTCCAGTATAGTCTTTAAGCTGCGGCGCCACCACCATGCCAAGATTCGTCGCGTCAATCTGGTCGAAATCCAAGGAGCCGAGCACGCCATCAACCTGACCGCGCACGAACGCTCCTTGGGCGCCGATGGCCTTGCCGAAGTCGCGCATAAGATGCTCGCCGGACACGCTGGTATAGCCGGAGCCGGAGAACGGGCCGACCTTAGCAGGAGAGAACGGGAAGAAGTCTCGCACCTTCTGCAACGCGCCCTTCACCGCGCTTTTCACGCTTTCGACAGCGTTGAGAACACCCCGTTTGAAACCGTCCATCAACGCGGCGCCGGAACTGACCAGCCACGAGCCAGCATCGGCGAACAATCCTATAATCTGGCCCGGAATGCTCCCGATGTAGCCGAGAATACGACCGCCCAAACCGGCGAACGGTCGGGCGATGTTTGCGATAATCGCAGGGACAGCGGCCGCGACGGACATGAAAATGCTTGGGAAGTTCGCTGCGATGCTGGTCGCAACGCTGACGAAGGCGCCCAACAGCGTGGGCAGACCGTTGACGATGCCGGTCGCCAATCCGCCGATGATTGCGGGCAGCTGGTCGATGATGGCGACGGCGATGCTCGGCAATGCGGCGGCCAATGAGGTTATCACGCTGGTGATGGCGGACATCAACGCCGGAATCAGCGTCGGCAATGCGGTCGCGATGCTCTGTCCGACGGACGGGAGCACGGCCACAACGGTGGCGCCCAACGTCTGAATGCCGGAAGCCAAGGACGCGCCGAACCCGCTGACGAACCCGGCAACCGCAGCGCTATTAGCGCCGACCGCGCTGAACGCGACCTGAACGCCGGTAATCAACGCCTGACCAAGCGAGGCCATAAGCGACGGAATCCGTCCGGCGAGCGTGGCGAACAGGCTGCCGAACGCTTCCAGCATCGGCTGGCCGTACGTGGCGATAAGACCGGGCAACTGTGCGAACATGTCGGAGAATGCTTGGATGATTTGCGGCAGTATCGTCATCAACGCGGGTGCGAGCGTCTGCCCGACGCTCATGAGCGCGTTGGCGATGCCCGGCAGCGCCGCGGTGATGCTTGCCACCGTCTGCGGTAGGGCGGCGGCGAACGCGCTCGCCATTGCCGGTAGTTTCGTCTGGATGCCGGTGAGCGTATTGTCGAGGCTTTTCTGCCATTCGTCGAACTTCCCGGTCATTTGGGACGGGTCGAGCTTGAACAGCGTCTGAAAGCCGGTCGTCAAGCCGGTGAACAATGCGCCGGTCACGCCCAACTGGGATGCGATGCCGCCAATCTTGCCGATTGCCGCGCCGACTCCCTTCACGGCCACGCCGAATCCCTTCAACGCGCCGGAAGACACCTTCAACGCGGCGGAGCCGATGGTGGCGAAGGCCGTCTTTCCAGCAGCCGCCAACGGGCTGAACCGTCCGGCAAGACGCGACACGGCGCCGCCGACCGTGGCCGACAGTCCGGCGCCCACAGTCTTAGCTGCTGACGTCAACGGCGCGAACGGATTCCGTCCTTTGAACGAGCCGAAAATCTTTTCAGCAAGACCGTCGAACGGCATAGCCAACGCGGACGCCGCTTCGGAGCCAAACGACTTGAACGCGCCCTTGACAGTGGAAAGCCCAGACCCGAGCTTGGACATGGTGCTGCTGATGGCGGTCGTGTCCAGCATTTCACCGAACGCCGTCTTGAACCCGGACGCCCAGCCCTTCACGTTGTCGACCATGGAGAGCACGCCGGATTCGATGTCGGCCATCTTCGTTTTGACGGATGCGGCGGCGTTTGAGAACGTTTCGGCGATAATCTCCTTGACCGGCGTCCACTGCTGAGCCGTGTTCGCGGCATAGTTGGACAATCCGGCCTTCAGGCTGCCGAACGTCCGCATGATGCTGTCGGACGCGGACACGGCGGAACCGACCAATGGGAGGAACACGTCTGGAATGTTCAGGCCGGTAAGCTCCTTGAACTCACGTCCCACCTGCACGAGCTTGTCACGGTAGATGTCCGCGCTCTGTCCGGCCGTGTCCAACGAACGGTAGATGTCCGAATCCACGACGATGGTGTCTGCGGCGGCGTGAATGTCACGGAACGCTTGGATGAGGGATGGAGCCTTCTTCCGTGCGGCAGCATCCACTTCGGTGTTGAGGGTTTCGAACGCTTTGAGGAACGCTTCTGGAAGCGCTTCCGCGTCGGAGCCCATCGCGTTCAAACCGGTTTGGAGCAGCTTCACATTGTCGGACGCCTGTCCAACACCATTCCGCAGATTCGTCGCGGCCTGTTGGATGAGTTCGAAGCCTTCAGCGCCTTTCTCGCCGAAGCTGAACGCGTACGTCTCCAAGTCTTCGAACGCGACGTTGAACTTGCCGAGCGCGTTCTGCGCTTTAGTTGACTCGGACAGTGTTTTCGACATTGCGTCGGCTATGGACGCGAGCTTGTCGATGACCGCGGACGATGCGGACACAGCCGCTCCGAACACGCCGGTGAAGCCGGAGCCAAGTTCGATGAGCGTGTTCTTCACGCCAACCAGCGCGCGTCCGATGAACGGGATGCGGGATGCGAACCGGTCGTTCGTGGCGACCATGATGGAGAACGCGGTGGCGCCAACGACACCCACAGTGTTCAGCATATCGGCCAAGGAGGATAGCAGGTTGACGTTCTGCGAGTTCAGGCTGATGAGGTTCGTCAATGGGGCGAGGAACTGTTCGACCTGCCGCACGTTGAACGCATTGCTGACAGCTGGCGCAATCTGGTTGACGAACGTCGTCGCCAACTCGGCGGCCGCGTTCGACAATGGCACGAATCCTGCGAGCATTTCGCCGAACGTGTCCGTCATGCCCGAACTGGAAACGGCGGTCAACGCTTTGCCAAGGTTAGTGGACAATGCGGTGGCGGCTTCCGCCGACCTTACGCCGACCGTGTTCTTGATGCTGTTCCATGCGCGGTCTGCCGTGACGGGCATGGCTGCGAACTGCTTTTCGATGGCGTCGGCGTTCTCAAGCACCGTATCGTAGAGTGCTTGGCCGCTGATTTTGCCTTCCTTGCCCAACTGTTTCAGTTCGCCTACGGACACGTTAAGATGCTTGGCGAGCATTCGTGCGATTTGCGGCGAGTTCTCCATGATGGAGTTCAACTCGTCGCCGTTGACGATGCCCTTGCCTAATGCTTGGGTAATCTGCCGCATGGCACTGGACGCTTCCTGCGTGGACGCGCCGGTGCTGACCATGTTCATGTCGAGCAGTTTGGTGAATTTCGCCGCGTCACTGTAATTGGTCACGACTTCCGGCGCGAGCGTGCGGAGTCGGGATGCCGACTGGATGAAATCGTCAGTGGTGACGCCGACCTCGTTCGCGTATTTCAGCGACGTTTCGAGCGAGCCTGTGTAGTCTCCGGTGGTGCCTACCGCGTTTTTCAGCATGGCGGTGGTCCGACCCCACTGGTTGCCCATTTCGATGATGTCGGACGTGACGTTTTTGACGGCTTTGCCGACCGATGCCACGGCGGCGATGGCGGCTGCCGCATTCAGATACTTGTTGAGGTCGAGGTTTGCGAAGCCGTTGCCGAAAACGTTGGCGGAACGCCGTCCGCTGGAATTAAAGGATGGGAGCACGCTGCTGAGCGCGTTTTTCACGCCGCCTTGCAGGTTGAGGCTCTTGTTGAACGAGCCGGAGAACAGTCTGGACATGCCCAAGCCGGTCGAAGTGAAGAGTCGGCTTGTGCCTGATGCCATTTTGGGTTGGATGGCGGGGGTGAGCACCGCGCCCTTGCTTGCTTTGACAAGTGCGGAATGCAAGCCTTCCAACGATGGAAGTACTTGTATCCATGCGGTTGCGATGCTGCCCTTTGCCATCTATTGTTCCTTTCGGTGAAGACCCAACGCCTTGTTGATGTCTTCGGTGTTCATCGAATCGAGTTCGTAATCCTCCTTCTTGGTGTTCTTCCGGTTTTCCGGCAATACGCTTTTCGGTTTCCGTCCCTTGCCGGAGTAGGGGGCTAGGGTTGACTGTTGGACGATGTCCAAGAGTCGTGCCGTAGTTCCGAACGTGCCTATAAGTTTGGCCCTCTCTATGATGCTGTAGTTTTTGGGACTGCCGTATTGGCTTGCGAAATCAGCCAAGATTTGACTGTCCCACTTGTCTGGGTCTATCGCGTAGGTCAGTCTTTCGACTGTGAATCCAAAAGCGCTGGCAATTTTCCCGACAGGTACTCCCATGCGTCGAGCACATCATCGTCGAATGCTGCCATGACCTCTTCGTACTTGTCTTCCTTCAATACGCCGCGCATGAGCTTGTCTACGAGCCAGATGGTTTCCACGCCGTCTTCGACTTTTTCGGAGTGGATGGCCTGTTGGAATTTGCGGTTGCGGAGGAGTTTCGCGTAGGCGTCGCCCCAATTGTCGTTGAAGTCTTCTGCGGTGATGGTGGGTTTGCGTTTTGTCATTGGTTTTCCTTTCGTGAAGCGTTTTCACATATAAGTATACCCCACGCCGCGGTCGGCATGGGGTATGTTGGTCACGGACTGCGAGTCGAAGGCTGCACGCACTTGGGGTAGTACAATCCACGCAGTGTTTAACATGTCAGAAGGAACGACCTGCAAA